TTCTTCCTGACCTGTTTCGTTCTTCACCTTTTTGAAGTTCCAAAACTTCTTCATCAGTTGAATCCTCCTTGTTATTTTTATTTGCATAAGCTCCTGCATCTTTAAGTGGGAGCATATTGCCGTTAATTAAATAAAGATCTCCACCATCTTCAGCGGAAATCTTGTCTAAATTTTCAAGTTCTCTTATGTCGTTTGCACTCATCCATCCGTTTTGTCTTGCTATGGCATAACCATTCATTCTTGATTGGTAATCGCCTCTAAGTAGCCCTTCAACATTGAATTTGAAGAAATATGTCTTCTTTTCATCAACATTAAGTAATGACCTATTTAGTGATTGTTCCCAACGTATAATCCATGGATCTAGCGTATATTTAACGAACTCTAATGATTGCTGTTCGATATTTGAAAAGCTTGATTTTTCTAAGTCACCAACCATATGAGGTGGGACTCTAAATATTCTTGCTATTTCATTAATTTGGAATTTTCTAGTTTCAAGGAACTGTGCTTGTTCAGGAGAGATAGAAATTGGTGTATATTTCATGCCCTCTTCCAATACTGCAACTCTTCCTGCATTGGAACTTCCACCAAATTGTGACTGCCAGGCTTCTCTTACTTTCTTTGGATCTTTGATCGTTCCTGGATGTTCTAATACACCACTAGGTGCTGCACCGTTAGCAAAGAACTTCGCTCCATACTCTTCACAAGCAATAGCCATACCGATTGCATTTTTTGCCATTGCAATTGGTGAATAGCCTACCAAACCATCAAATCCAAGTCCAGGAATGTGAAGCACATCTCTTGGCATCAAGACCACTGTTCTACTAGAATTGCTGTTTATATCGTCTGATGCACTTGAATACTCGTAATATAGTTGTCCATTTTCATCACGATTTACTGTCATTCTATTTGGAATTAAAGGATATAAAGCGATAACTTCACCTTTGCCATTTCTGATAATTTGAGCATATGCATTTCCCCAAAGAAGCAAGTGTGTCATCAATGTTTCCCTAAAAACAAATGAACTCATTTCAGGATTTGGTTCATCGTGAAGCAAATGATAAAGCGTATGATCGATTGCTTTTTCTTTTCCGTTATCCTCTTTATACCTATACAAATGTAGTGGTAGGCCAGCGACTGCTTCTGCAAGAATTCTGACGCATGAATAAACAGCAGTCATTTGCATCGCAGAACGTTCAGTCACATTTTTACCAGCGGTTGAACTACCCATCAAGAATGAATATCCACTGCCTAAGACTTTATTTTCAGGCTTATCTCTTGACCTAAAAATACCTTTAAATATTCCCATATCTATCACTCCTTAGATAAATAAGATACCTCTTGAATCATATACAGATTCATTAGAAGTACCTTCATTTCTTAATGCCCTATCAAGTGCCATAACCGTTGCTACAGCTCCATCAATTTTTTCTACTGATTTAGATTTATCCATTTTAATGTTTCCCGCTGGATCTTCTCTTATTGAAATATTATCCATCATCCAATGAAGGACTGGATTTCCATTGTGTGCGATTCGTTTGCCAACAACTAAATTCATAAGTTCTTTAGTAGGTGGACTCATATCTTTAAAACCCTGTCCAAAGGGAACAACTGTAAAACCCATATTTTCTAAATTTTGTGTCATTTGAACTGCTCCCCATCGGTCAAAAGCAATCTCTTTAATGTTGTATTTTCTTCCAAGTTCCTCAATAAAAGTTTCAATATAACCATAATGGATTACATTTCCTTCTGTTGTTTTTAAATAGCCTTGTTGAGACCATAAGTCATATGGAACATGGTCACGATTTATTCTTTGTTTCATATTCTCTTCTGGTATCCAAAAATAAGGTAAGATATGATATTTGTCTTCGCTTTCATTAGGCGGAAAAACAAGTACAAAAGCAGTAATATCCATAGTAGATGACAAGTCTAATCCACCATAACATACACGACCTTCCAAGTCTTCAGGTTTGAAATTAACATAGCAGTCATCAAACTTACGCATGGGCATCCATCTCTTTTCTTGTTTAACCCACTGATTAAGTCTGAGTTGCCTAAATGTATTTTCTTCACTTGGCATTTGTTTTGCTGATTCACATGCTGCTCTTACTTTTTCTATATCTACGGTTATTCCAAGACTAGGATTTGCCTTTTTCCACACTTCAGGATCAGTCCAATCTTCATCCGGATCTGCACCATAAATAACAGGGTAGAAAGTTGGATCTATCTTTCTTCCTTCAAGAATATCCTTTGCCTTTTGATGTACTTCATAACATATAGAGTTTGTATCATCACCAGCTGTAGTAATCAAAAAGAATAGAGGTTGTTTTCTAGCATCACCAGAACCCTTCGTCATAACATCATATAGTTTTCTATTTGGTTGTGCATGCAGTTCATCAAAAACTACGCCATGAACATTAAATCCATGTTTCGAGTATGCCTCAGCTGAAAGAACCTGATAAAAACTATTTTTATATTCGATTCTGTTTTTAGATTCAGAAATCTTAACAGTTCGCTTTAGATACTTATTAAGTTCAACCATCTTTTTTGCCACATTGAAAACAATCTTCGCTTGGTTTCTATCAGCAGCACAACCATACACTTGAGCACCTTCCTCAAAGTCTGCACAAGTAAGTAAAAGAGCGACTGCTGCTGCAAGTTCACTCTTTCCTTGTTTCTTTGGAATTTCAATATAAGCTGTATTAAACTGCCTATAACCATTCGGTTTTAAAATACCGAAAACATCTCTTATTATTTGTTCCTGCCAATCTAAAAGCTCAAATGGTTTATTGTACCAAACTCCATCTGTGTGTTTTAATGATTCAATAAAGCATACAGCTCTATCAGCTGCTTCTTTGCTATAGTAGGAGTCTTTGGCTTTGAACTTGGTAGGAACATATTTTTTTAGTTTACCCAAAACCTCAACCTCCATTTGCGTAAAGAAAAAGCCGACTATTATCGACTCATTCATTTTGATATTAGATTTTAAAGTTCATTACTCTTTTGAATGGATTGTATAATTTTATCAATTTCATCAGATTTCAAACCAAGTCCCTCAAGGGCTTGTCTGGTTCCGCAAGTAGGACATATTGGTGTTTGATTATCTACTCTTGAAATTGCTGGATGACCTTTGTATTCCTTACCACACAAAGGACACGTTTTTATAAAATCAGTTGTTGCTTTCATTGTTAACCTCCATAGTTCTTTTTAATGCATCTTCTAGATACTTAGGACTAAATCCAAATGTCTTGTAACCTTCAAGGCATGTCATCACATAGGACTTTGAAGGCATCACTACATCTCGATCTTCGTGCATGATATAAACGAATGCTTTCTTTCTATACTCAGATCCTGTTTTGATGCCTTTGATATTAATCTCAACATCGGTCTTATAATAAAAGGTTGGATAACCTTCGTATCTGTCAAGTGCTTGTTCATCGAGTTCAGTTACTTTCCAAATTGCAACTGGTAGTGATTTTCCTTCTGCTTTTTCAATTGTCAGGTAACCACCAGTTTTGCTACCTTTGAAAAGTAATTCATAATCTTCAATAAACCCAGTTCCAACGACCTTAGCAGTTGGACATCTTCTTTTCATCTGGTTAACATTGAGGTTGCTTCCGTAAGCAATGTAATATTTACTCATGCTGCACCTCCTTAAGCTGAAACCATAGAAGCAGGTCTTACCCCGCTTCTAAAGCTTGCATCACCAGATAGTCTTTTTGTCAAGAATTCTCTTGCTGTTGCGAATTCCTCACCGATGAATCCAAGTCTTAATAACCATGTTCTCATTGCGTACTTTGGATTCTCGTTTTGTTGCGGCTTTGGTGAGGCTCCTTTGGCTTCCTTAGCCATTTGACTGAGTGCTAGGCATAATTGAATGTAACTCTTTAATTGGCCAGCGTGAAGGCCGTTTTGTTTGCCATCTTTAGGTGCATCAAATTGGAATAATCTGAATTCAATTGTTCCTTTTGTGAAGGTTGCATGGAAGTTTAGCATATGGTATCTTGAACCATTGTAGTGTTGAGTTCTTCCATAATCTTCGTTTTGGCTTCTATACCAAACATCTGC